TGTAGCTCCTGCTGTCGGTCTTGAACCCATTCTATATGCCCATAGGTTATCATCTCTATCACGGAGTATAAATTGATACCCTAAACTACACAACATAGCCATGATTCCCTTTTTGGTGCTATCCAATTCTGAATTCATAAGCATTCTCCTTTCACTGTTTCATATAGCGACTTTCTATATTTAATCGCATCCAGTAATTCATTCTGACCGGCTTCCTTTTTAGCGATAGCCCGCATAACTTGCTCGTCCATAGTTCCGACAGTTACCAAATGATGGATAATAACGGCCTCGGACTGACCTTGCCTGTATAATCGTGCATTGGCCTGTTGATATTGTTCCAGACTCCACGTTAAGCCGTACCACACGATAATATGTCCACCGGCTTGTAAATTAAGCCCGTAACCAGCCGATGCCGGATGTGCGAGTAGCATATCAATTCGCCCTTGATTCCAATCTGCGACATCAGCATCAGTCTTTAATTCTCGTGCGTTAGGAAAGGCCTTCTTAATCGCTGTCAAATCGTGACGGAAATTATAAAATACCAACATCGGTTTTCCTGCATTCGTATCAGCCAATTCTTTCAGCACTTCTAATTTCTGCTCATGGATTTTCGTACAGTGCTTGTCTTCGTCGTACACATACCCGTTAGCCATCTGTAACAGCTTATTCGCAACAGCAGCGGCAGTTAGTGCAATTATTTCACTATCTGCCAAGGCCAATACATGCTGTCGCTCCATCGTTTGATACAAGGCTTTTTCTGCATCGGTCATCTCCACTCGAATTACATTGTCAATACGTTTTGGCAAGGATAAATAATCCGCAGCCTTTAAGCTCATACACACTGATTGCAATCGTTTGTAAATATCTAATTCAGCAGATGCCTTTAATCGGTAACTATATACAACGTGGCCATTGGTTTTATCCGGTACGAAATATCTGTCTCGGTATTCGGTAATCGTACGACCTAGTCGCTCACCTCCATCTAATAAATAGATTTGGGACCACAGGTCCATCAATGTATTTGGCGCAGGTGTCCCGGTTAAAACAACGACACGATCAAACAGTCCGCGGAATTTACGCAATGCCTTAAACCGTTTTGCTCTTGGATTCTTAAAACTACTGCTCTCATCCACCACCAACATATCAAATGGCCATTGCCGTATGTTATGTACATAATATTCGCATAACCATGTTACATTTTCTCGGTTAATCACATACACATCGGCTTTTGTGTGTAATGCATCAATTCGTTGTTTGGCACTACCCAGCACCTTTACAATTTTAAGATTCTTCGTCTCGTCCCATTTAGCAGCTTCCTGCACCCAGGTACTTTCAGCTACTTTCTTTGGTGCTATCAATAGAACCTTGGTAACCTCAAACCGGTTATTGATTAACTGATTAATGGCCATCAACGTGCAGATACTTTTACCAAGCCCCATATCGAGTAGCAGTCCGTAGTGTGTATTCGTTACAATCCGGTCTATGGCTATCGATTGATAGGGGTGCGGAACAAACTTCATAAGCCCGCCTCGGTGAAGAAGTTAATCACACCATTCTTACCTTGTACCACACTGACCTGTGCGTGATGCTCTTTCAGTCTTAAAATCTGCACCTGCTGCGTAGGTGAAAGCCTGCCTGTTGTAGTTTTCAACTCAATAAAATGCACCTGCCCTGTACGGGTAATTAAAATTCTATCCGGCACACCGTCGTTACCGGGGGACACGAATTTATAAAATAGGCATCCTCTTTTTTGAGCCTCCGATTTCATAAAGGCCTCAACCTGTTTTTCAGTCCATTCCATATACACCATTCCTTCGAATATTTGTGTGTAGCCAATGTAGCCAATTATTGGCCAAAACTATATATAGGCTATTTTTTAGATATACACTAATATATATACACGCGTATATACAATATTATTATATTTATAATTAATTAGTAATAATTGGCTACATTGGCTACATTACACATATAAATATAATAGTAATCGTACTTTAAGCCGTAGCCAATTCCGTAACCAATCCCGTAGCCGTATCCAATTTTATAGCATATATCTATAATCTTCTATGTATAAAGAAGTATAATTATTAAATCTATAAAATTAGATATAACAATTGGCTACGGTAATTGGCTACACCTCTGGAACACCGTTTTCGATAAAATCACAGCTTATTGTGTCCTCTGTCCGAGGGCACAAACGCTTTTTGCACACCATATAATTTACCAAAACGTAATTTACCGGAACCCTTATTATACGGCTCCCATCCTTGCAATGATTGCAGAATATCAATGAGTTCACGGGCTTTAGCATTTGACAGTGTTTTACGGTCCCCGTTCAACACTTCACACCAAATCTCAAGAGCACAGACCTTTTCTCGTGGCTTACCGCCCTTCTCTTCGTCGTATGACTCAAGATAGGCTCTACGGTCATATAGGTCCTTGCTATCCCAGTTAGGTGGTAGCAGTACCGACAAATATTCTTCGATAAGACCTGTAAGCTCTGAGCCTTCCGTGTGAGATTGCTGTATTTTAATCGCTTCCTGTTCCAGTGACTCATCCAATACTAATGACTCACCATTAGCCCACAGCATAAACGCCTCCGCCCAAATTTGGTCTACTTCGTCTTTTGATAAATCCCACGAGTTGCGCACTTTCCGCTGCTTATTACCACTAATTGGCCAAAAGCGTCGGTTACCGGTGCGATCCTTTAAAAACAATAAATTATTCGTGGAGCCGGCGAACACGCACTGTCTTGGGTATTCTTCCGTTCGGCGGCCATACGGGACTCTAAATCGGTCTGTAGTACGACTCAGGAATGCCTTAACGATTTCGTTATCGTTTTTATACGTCGGCGATAACTCGGCCAATTCATTAATCCAGGCACCCTGTATTTGTTCTAAGGCGTCTTTGGTCTTGATATCCTGTAAGGTATTGTTAAACCATTTACCGCCCAACCGCTCCAAAATAACCGACTTACCAAGCCCTTGCTCGCCGTATAATACAATGGCCGTATCAAACTTTATGCCGGGCTCCATAACGCGGGCTATGGCTCCGCATAGCCATTTTCTCGTAACTGCTCTGATATACGGAGTATCTTCGGCACCGATAAAATCAATGAATAAGGAATCGACGCGTTCCGTACCGTCCCAATTTAGAGCTGTTAAGTATTCGCGGACAGGATGAAATTTATTTTGGTTCATGACCTCGGTAATCGCATCATCGATAATGCCCTTGCCCTTAATTTGATATACCGTAGATAAGTAATTCCGTATACAAGCATCATCGGTGTCCCCCCATAAATCACTACCGTTTACGGTACGCCACGGCAGATTACCGAGCACGACAATTCGATGTGCGAACTCGTCCAGGCCGAACCGCTGCTTTAATTTTGGATCATGTTGCAGAATCCAAATGCAGTTATAGGGGTTTGACTCCGGGACGCCCGCCTTAGTACGTTGTAATTTACGCATCCAGCTATCATCCGCATCATCGTCGATTAAATCCTCGATATTGTCGAATTCGTTGCTATACTTAGCGGCCCGTTCTTTATCGAGTAATACCGGAGCCGCACCATCTTCATTTACAAAGTTCATCATCGCCTTGAACGATGGTCTTGCATCAGCCCTCGTTTTAGCGTCACAATCTTCATCGAGTGAGCCGAATTTATGGATACGGACCAAATCAAATGCATTGGCCAACTTACCACTTAACGGGTCAGTACCATGGTGGCTATAAGCGAACGTGTCGTTATCATATACGACAAGCCCTGCCACGGTAGAGCCGGCTTTATAGGTATACCGATTCGCCGTATCACACGGTGCATATATATCCGGTAAGAATTTATCGATAGCAGCTGTTATACTGTAACTCCGACAAAAGGCACCGATGAGCCCAGATTTGGCCAAAGGATTACCTTGCTTTTTGGCACTATGTGCCATGAGCGTTTCCACTCTTGAACTTGTTGGCCAAAGGCTAACATCAGTCCAGTCTGTATAAGTGGCCAATATATCGTCTACCGGTAACAGTGAACCTTCGTGATGCTGAAATACGTACTCCACATCTTTCGGATGACTTGGCCAATACATAAGCCGTTCCGGTTGATGTGTAGACGGGTCAAATGACTCTATTCCGATGGATTCGGCTATTCGCCGTGACACCGCTTGAAACTCATCCGGAAGCATCGGTCTGTCGGACGGTACAATAATTCGGTATCGTGGTTGTTTTTCCGTGTGGCTATGTGTGCTATATAATACATATTCATAGCTATCAAGTGCTAAATCGAGCATCATCAGGAAATCATCGTCCGGACTATCCGCGTCAAGCGTCAACAAATATCGCTGCTTTACGGCACCTTTAACGCGTCGGCCGTTTTTAGGGATATAACCTCCGACAAAACCGCCTACGTCTTTGACGTCGCCCTGCTGTGATTTATTCATCCGCTTATATTCGGATGCCGTTTCTTTAGTTACAGTAGCCTTACTTAGTTGTGTTACGAGTTCAGACCATTTTAGTTCTTCGGTCTTCCAGCTACGGGCGTAGCGATTTGTGCCCGTAGCTATTTTTATAGTAATGTCGCTCAAATCGCCGTGCCTCCTAACCTTGCAATGTCGTAATTATACTTAAATGCATTTAACTTAACCTTATCCGCCCAATCGACTACCGCTTTATTCAATACCGGATCTTCTCGCACCGGATGATTACAATTAAGCTTAGCCTGATGAATCTGCACAAAGCTTAAACCGTCATCACGAGGTGTTACTTCGATACAAGCTTGCAATTCATTGTTCTTCGAAACCACCACGATAGCCACAGCTCCTTTGATTACTCGGTCAGCGTAGGTCGCTACACAATTATGTAGCTTAGTACCGATGTCCACTAATGCGTGTGTTTCCTTCGGCACGCTAAACTCGTAACCGTCAATTGTTGCCTCGAGGCGTTTGTAAATGTCAGATTGTTGGATACTTTTATTTTTTACCTTCTCTTTTTTAGACATCAAAACTAGCGTATCATGCACATCTCTTGCCTTAACTCGTTGCGACCAAAAGTCTTTACGGTTTTGACGAGATAAGCGGAAATACGTTTCGGCCGCATCTCTCAATTGGTAAAAGTCCTTAACAGAGGTTACTAAATTTACGGCAGCACTTTCGCCTCGAACATAGCGATAAATTGATAAAAACTCAGGCAATCGAGTACAAGCTATAAACTGCCAATGATTACGTCCATACTCATTTTGGGATGCCGTAAAGAAAGAGGATAATGTGCGTTCATAATTAGGATTATCTGAGAAAGCATTTATTAACGATAGTACATTAATAGCCCAGAACGGCCGTGTCTGTAATAGTTGTCGAGTGTGCCTGTTATTCTTTAGCCGATAAACTTTAATTAAGGCATTAATCCACGAAGTACCTGAACGCGTTAATTCCAATAGGTCTCCCATAGGTTGAGCAATATGGCTGTATTGATTTTCTATATAATCCGACAAAAGTTCCTCGCTTACGGACGGGCCGTCTGGTGCCGCCATTCTAAATACCAGTGTATCGAACAGACCTTTAAACACGCCTGCGGAGCACGACATACTAACTGTTTGACGAATTCCCGGAACCTTATAGCCAACACGTTTACTTAATTTCTCCAAAAAAGCCTTTTTTAGAATGGTTGTAAACGATTTTAACTCTTCTTTATATTCAACTAATAAACTTTGATAGGTTCCTCTTAACCAGTAAAAAGGCGTGGATGGATCAAAGTATCCCGGTGGTTTGAAATCCGGAATAACTTCAATTAAACTACTGCGGGCAATGCCACGCCGAATGTAGAGCACTCGACGCTGTTTAAAATCAAATCGTACAATATCCGTTCGTTTAGATTTATGCCCTTTTATAATTTGACGAAGGCCTTGGTCCCCATCAACGATTACCGAATCATATTTAAAAATAACGTCGATTTCGGTTCTGCGACTAACTATAGATAGGTCCATAGTTAAAGGAATACGATTCTCGTCTTCAGCATTTATAGTAAATGTATCACAGTTTACCTCTTGGCCACAAAACGGGCAATGATAATTCTCTGAATAATAGGAATCCACTTGTACAGAAAACCCGTTTGGCCGCATCGGCCAATAACAGGTAAAACTTCCTCCACAATTAACGTGATATTGAATAGCCGGTTTCCACGTTCCTATTTGTTTCCGTCGTACGACTTCAAATAACCGTGGCACCTTTAGCTGAAATAATACCGTACTCATACATTGCTACCGTCCTATAATAAATCATCAAAATCATCTGTTTCTTGAGCGACTTCCGGTTCTGCCGGAGCTTCTGATGCAGTAGCCGGTTCTTCAACAGGTTCCGCTTTTTTCTTCCGGGTAGTGCGTTTTTTCGGTTTTGTTTCGGCCGTAGTTTCGGTGTCTTTAGCATCCGCTTTTTTGGATTCTTCTTGTTTGGCCAGAACTTCGAGCCCTAGCTTGCAAGCAGTTAAGCACCCGTCGCAATAATCGAGAGCGGCTTGTTTACTATCACCGTCTTCAGCTTGTAACACCAATTCACGTAAATATTTAATAGCTTCTTCTTGTTGCTTAATCTGCGACTTGCCAATCATGATAATTCCTCCTCTTAATCTTTCATGTAATATGGATTTTCAAAGCCCGCTGCATTTAATATCAAACCGTCACACCACGGTTCCGGTTCACACATGATCTTAATTACTTCGTCCAAACTACCGACACCTATAGGCGCTTCAATGACTACTTCATCGTGTATGTGAGCACAGATTTTGTAGCCGTGCTTATATAACCGATACATTGCGCCGGCTAAGCAGTCACGCGCAATGGCCTGCACAATGTTTTCTGTTAATTTACCGCCATAGGTTTCGAGGCGTTCCCATTTGTTGGCCATCTGATTCATACCCATATAGGTAATAGACTCGCCACCAAAACGATTTTCGCCGATGCGCGGTTTCGTATAGGCCAATCGACGGCCACTCGGTAATGTGATAAATAAGGCACCGTCTCTACGTTCAAATCGTAAGCCTCGATGGATAATAGTAACAGGCCCGCCTTTTCTAATTGCTTCTTTTGCCGCAAAATCTACATCATTCCATAGCTTAATGATTCGAGGTGATGCAGCACGCCATTTTCTTACAATATCTGGCAATTCGTCTTCGGCGATACCGCCTTTTAAAGCGCCCATTGCAATCAATGCTTTAACACCGCCGCCATAACCGAGAGCCAACTCAGCCACTTTTCCTTTTTGCCGGAGATGGCCGTTCACACCATGCTTTTCAACTGGAACATGAAACATATTAGAAGCTGATGCACAGTAAATATCGCCACCTTCGGCGAATACCTTCTGACGCCATTTTTCACTACATAACCAAGCAATGACCCTGGCTTCGATAGCACTAAAATCGGCCACAATAAAGCGATTTCCCGGTTCAGCCACTAAGGCTGTGCGAATGAGCTGAGACAGTGTATCAGACACATCGCCATATAGTAACTCAAACATTTCTAAATCGCCTTGCTTGAGCGCGTCTCTGGCGGTGTCCAAATCCTCAAGGTAGTTACGAGGTAGGTTCTGCAACTGCACAATACGTCCGGCCCAACGTCCGGTTCTCATGGCACCATAAAACTGTAGCATACCGTGAATACGTTCGTCCGAGCATTCTGCATTACGCATAGCCGCATATTTTTTCACGCTTGTTTTCCCGAGCATCTGCCTTAGTTCCAATACACGACGAACATCAGCCGGTAAATCCTCAGCCAATAAATCAGCCACTACAGCTTTAGTCATACCGGGGATTTCATGGCCAAGTCGATTTTCTATCCATTCTTTAAGTTGCAAAGGGCTGTTCGGGTTTTCAAGCCCTGTCAAAGCACTGGCTTCAACTGTCAATTTACGCTTGAATTCATCGTCGAAAGCTAAGGCATTGTCTATCATTTCGTTATCAACGGCGATACCATTACGGTTAATGGCCAAGTCCATGAGCCAATACTCGTGTTCAATGTCCGGCGGTTTAAGTGGTAACAGGCGGTTACGAATGGCACGCTCCACCACAACGTCTTGCCTATTATATTCAATGTACTCGGCCCACCGTTCCGGGTCGTTTTCCGGTAAATTACGAGTACGACCTTTATTCGACTTTGTCGGTTTACACGGAACCGAGAAATACTGAATCAGTGATTTACCACGAGAGTCTTTTTCGACTCCAAGTTTTAACGCCTTAGATACAGCGTCCAAGGATGTAGGTAGAGAGCAATATAACGCTAATACGGAGGTACACTCCCAGTTTGTAATGTCCATATCCGGATATATCTTTTGCAGACAGGTCATCTCAAAGGCGGCATTGAACGCAGTCTTTGTTATGTCCGGATTGTGAAGAGCCGCCACTACTTGTGGCGGCAGCTCTTCTTTTGTTAGGTCCACAACCTCGACCGGACCGTCGTCAAAACAATATCCGAATAATAGAATCTCAAACGAAGGATCATCTACGTACCGATACACGCTATATTTAATCGGGCACTCGCTGTACGTTTCGATGTCGATTGAAAGTTCCATAGTGGTACCTCTTATAAGATATCGGAACCATCATCGACTAAATCATCATCGAAATCATCAGCCGATACGGTTACACCGCCTAAACGATCACCGTCTTTTACTTTACGCACACCGTTTAAACCAACACCTACACCTTTATTACCGTTGGAGTTATATACATACAAACCTAAGATGCACTGTGCATAGCATCCGCTGTATACTTCATCTTCCACTTCAAATGGCTCTAACACTTCCTTGTTTACGCCAAGGATTTGAGGGCGTTTCGAGTTTTTAGCGTTCACAAAATACTTGCCGGCATACACATCCGGTGCGTTGACCACATAATCAGCGGTATCCGTATCACCGTCACGAAACGGTACCGTGATAGCTTTCGCATTGTTATTCACTTTAGCAAGGGCTTTCGGATCACGTTTTAATTCTTCAACAGCATCCTGGAATGCTTTCACCGTTTCTTTGTCATTCTTATCGATTAAAATTTGAGTACTGTAAAACTTATTACCCTGCATATCAGGTTTGGCTTCGGCCAATGTAACATAGGATAAACGTACTAAACGAGTTTTAACTTTAGACATAGTAATTACCTCTTTTATAAATCATCATCAAAATCTTCTGCTGTTACAGTATTTAATTCCATCGGTTTCCGTGGATCCGATAACGGAGCCAGTGTCGGCTTTCCTGGTGGTTTTACTACAAACGGACCAACTATTTCGTTAAAGCCCTTACGGCCTAGTAACTTGGTAAGGTCCGTAATAGTTCTAAGTTCTTTAGGTTTATATATTTCCGCTTCTTCATACTCAGCGGCCAATAACGCTTGTGCCGCCTTTATTGGTTCCGTGATTTTACGTTTCGATGTGCCTGCAACGACTTTATAACCAGGCCAATCTTTTTCACCGCTAACAGCTTTTTGGATAGCGTACTCGTTCACATCTTCGAGCCACCTTTTAATGACCGGATACATATCGAGGATACGAGCTACTTCGCTATCCATTAGCAAGTTTGTTTTCTTACCGCCCATTTGGTAAAACTCCTCAAGGCACGTATCCGCTAACGCCCTGCATAAATGCCGTACTTTACAAAATCCACAGTGACTACCGGCCACACACTCACCATCACCTTCAAAGGCTTTTTTTGCTACCGGTTTAATCGATTCGCCCCATGCGAGTAAATCTACTATAGCCATAGTATCGGTAGTTACTGAGTCTAAACGGGGCTGTACGATAGTCATTTTGACTGTTTTAATATCATAGAGTAGACTGTAGGCCGCATAAGCACCTAAAGCGTATAATCGCATCTGCGAGTTATTTATTGCGGACACCGGCACGCCTTTTCCGTACTTTAAATCCACAACTTCCAGTACCTCATCAGCTACGATTACCATGTCACCGGTTCCAAATCCTTCCGGAGCCCATTCGCTATAGTCGAGCCGTGCTTCTACCATAATTTCAGCATCGGCTGAACGCTTCCGGGCTTCGTTAGCTTTTTCCATGCAGATGTCAACATATTGACTAACGGCTTCTGACATTTCACGGCTATAAGGTTCCGGTTCTGCTTCGCTTTCATCGTAATTTGTATCAAACAATAAACGATTAAGAAGCGTTTCGGCTAAACCGTGAGCCTTTGTCCCTTCCGCTGCGTAAGGGGACTGCTCATCCTCGAATTGCTGTTCCAGGCGGGCTGAGGGAGTACACCTCAGCCACCTGTACGAACTCGACGCAGACAATAGGGCGTGTTTACTCATGGCTCTTTACAAAGTCCATCACACGACCGTATAAAGAAGGATCCATAGTCGTAATATCCTTAACCTTTAATTCGTCGTGAAGGAATGCTGTTAATAAAGGTTTGCGTTCTTTTGGGTTGGCCAATAAAAACTCTTTAGCAGCCGCACGGACTTCATCAACGGTGTAAGCTTTAGTATCTTCTGTCTTTTGTTCCTGTGGTGCAGGCTCTTCCTGTTTTTCAGATTCAGCCGGTACTTCAATGGTTACCTTATCGACTACCGGTTCAGATTTAGCTGGTTTAGTTTCTTTTGCCGGCGCTTTTTCTTTAGTAGTTGTTTTCTTCGGTGCTACTTGTTTAGTTTGTTCATAGGCTTCTGTTGCAGCAGTTAATTGGTTAAACAAGGATACTACTTTACTTTTTACTTCTTCGGCGGTGTTACCGGAAATTTTAATTTCGATCATGGCTAGTTTTCCTTTCTCTTGAAAACGTGGTATACTTACGGTAAGTAGATATTTTTTCTATTGTCCTTTAACTGTTCCCGCAGTTAAGGGACTTTTTCTTTTGCCTAAAAGGCTTACATCGTGCATTGGAACCACCTCCTTTGTTTATAATTATTTTTTCCGGTTTCCTTTCCAGTCATTTAACATTTCCTGATTAAATACTTTATTGGCCACATATACAACCTCTTCGTCATTATCCACCACATCGTGATAATTGCGACGTTTCAGTACTTCCCGAATTACTAAACCAGCGATAACAGTTACCACGGCACCTAGCACAAAAGCTTCCAGCATCATTAGCCATATGTTGGCCATTAGCGATTCAATAGTCATTTCCTATCTCCTTTACTCGTAATATTAGTCCGATTCGAACTCATCAAACGTTTCAAAGGCTCCGATGCCTAATGCAATCTTAGTGGCCGGCCCAAACGTGATACCTTCACCAGCTAATGCCTTGTTTAATGTTCTCCGGACAACTCCACGTTCTTCGCAAAACTTATTCACCGAGCCGTACTGCTCTTCAATCTGCCGTTTTACTTCATCGCCGTCACGAATTAGTAAAAACCGGGTAATTATTTTACTCATGATAATCTCCTCTTTTGCCTTAAATTAGCAGCGCAGCACACATCACATACGGTCATGACGCCATAGCTACTGTCGTACATTAAGCGATTAGGCCTATGTGTGATTTCTCTACCGCACCGGTGGCATACTTTTCGCATAGGTGTGTCGATAGCTTTTACCGGATAGGCAGGTGCCACTTCCTTATTAGCCTTCTGCGTTGACTTCCGTCGCATCCCAATCACCTTTAATGTACTTCATAAATGGTACTTTTAAAATAATGTAGCGATAGCACTTTCCGCCTTCTTTCATGCGAACGGCTTTACCCCATAGCGGGAACTTATCGCGTTTAAGAGCCGCACGGATGAACTGTTCGGTTACACCCATTAATTCCGCAGCTTCACTCACTTTTAGCGTTTTGTCACTCATACTATTACCTCCTTAAATCTGTTTTAAAATCATACGAATCTCTTGGCCAACTAACACACGATCCCTAAAGGTGTCTTGGTTCCGGAAATCTTCCAAATAAAGCTCCAGCATTTCTTTGTAAATGGCAGCTTTAAAAGTTGGTTCAGGTGCTACGATATCTTCCCGGAACGGCTTGAGTATCTTCACTTCGCCACCGCACGGTTCGACCGATATAAGTCCCTTCCGGGCTAATTTTGATTTAGCGATACGAACCTGTGCCGATGAGATATTAAGCAGCTCCGATACTTCCGTATTTTTGTATACGTCCGTATCCCGGTACACGTTGTAAACGAGCTCTTGTATTGTCATTTCACGTTTCCTCCTTTCCTTTTGTAACATCTGCATTGAGTGAATTACATAGTATAAGGTTATCTCTTATCTCTAACAAAGTTTGCTCTAAGTCAATCACTCGTTCCTCTAATAATCTAATACGTTGGTGGTCCGGAAGTTGTTCCAATAACTCCAGCTCTTTTTCAGTTACCTGCATGAGTCTCACTCCTTTGTACTTATTTTCGATATCTTCTCTTTTTCATCTTGAACAAGTTTATTCGCCCATTTAAAGGAACAAAAGCACATGAAGAAAACAACGAGAAAAAATAAGCATTCGAATAAATTCAATTCAATATGTATCATCACTCTGTTATCCTTTAACTTTTAACAGAAAGAGTGCAGTTACAGCCGTACTCTTTTTGTATTTTCGCTAACCGTTCAACCCATTGTTCGAGTTCATCGAGTTCTAACGATTCAATCGGGACCTCTACATTTACATTAAATTTTGGTACCAAATCCATGCTTACACCTCGTTTCTCACGACAACTTGCAACTAAATATCGCACCAAGTCTGAATGCTAGGTACAGTAGGTTTAAAACTATAATGGTAAGATTAATACATGTTAAGAACCGAGCATCCTGAATAATCTCACTAGCGGTTTCCCGTTTCTTCCCGGTATCGTAGTCCCGTCCGGACAGTGCTTGGTACAGCAATTTGTAAAACTGTATAAGGGGTTTAATCATTTTTTAGCCCCTCCGTCTTTGCTATCGGCTTAATCATATCCGGTGTATTGGCTACTATTGTGAGAGTACAAGTCATACCAGCCGCTTTTTCTAATTGTTTAGTACCTTTGACGAAAAGATATGCGTCTCTAAAAGAATCGGTATTGGCAATAATGTTTATTTTCATGATTTTATCTCCCCATTTGTTCAATTAAAGGTAAATGCCCTTTATTTTTCAATAAACTATAAATGAACAATCTTCCCTGTTGCGTCCAATAGGTATGCATTACAGACCGGTCCGCATCTAATACAGTGGTTTTGCTACTGGTATACCCTTTATCGGCATATTTTTGATACAAAAACCATTGGCCGCTTTGCTTATATTGGACTTTTTCTTCTTCTAATAACCGGTTCAATTTCTTAGCACTCATACCATAATCTTTCGCAATTTGAGTTACGCTCAGTAAACTGTCATTTTGAAGAATTAAATCGTAATAAGTGGCTTTAGGTTGTAATTCAGATAACTGTTGAGACTGCTGAGCAATCACTAATTTTTGATTTTGGATTGTTCTATCCGCAATTTTTAACGCTCGCTCCATGACTTTTTCTGGACTATTCCAATCCCGTTCAATTTGAATAAAGTATTCTCTAGCTTGACGCCCTTTATCATTTCGAGCTAACATACACAATTGCTTAGCCATGTCGATAGTCAGTTCATGATCTAAAAAGGTAGATTCGTTACCTTGAGCTGTTAGTCTTTTTTGACTAACAGTTCTGAAATCATCATTTTCACTAAAACCGTATTCACACATTCTTTCAAACCATTTTGTGTATTGTGTTCCAATTTCCAAGAACATATGCAAATCACGGCCACTAATAAATTGACTATCATCAGACTTAACTTTAATTGGTATTAATTCATTCATAAGTTTTCATGGTTTCACCCCCCCTAAAAATCAAGCACGCTTGACTTAAAAACTAAAAAAAATAAGAGGGCTTGCAGTCTAAAGCGTTAGCCAATGCGAGCATTGTTGTATTAGTAACAACTGTTTGCGTACCTGTTTCTAGGTTGCTAATCGTAGTTCTAGACAGCCCCGAGCGCTCTGCAAGTTCTTCTTGCGTCATTTTGAGTTTAATTCTTCGGGTTTTAATTTTTTCGCCGATGCTCATAAAAATCACCTCCTAACAAGTCAAGCATGCTTTACTCTAATCGCAGTATATCACCATTCAAATATTAAGTCAAGCATGCTTTACAATTTATTTTTAAAAATGTATAATATACTTGACAGAGAAAAGATGCAAGGAGGTGTAATAATGCATATAGGCGATTTAATTAAAAAATATAGAACGGAGCATAATTTGACCCAAAAACAAATGGGGCAATTATTAGGGTTTACTAAAGCGTATATATCAATGTTAGAATTAAACAAAAATTCTCGCTCCGGCAAGCCGATAGCACCTTCTACAACAGTGCTGAAAGCTGTAGCGGATTTATATGAAATATCGATTGATGATTTGCTGACACTACTAGACGGCGACCAACTAATTGATTTAGCCCCGAATAAAGACAGCGAAAAAGGGTATTATGATGATTTAGAAGTGGCGGAATTAGCCGAAGAAGCCCGTATAAATCCGGATATACGCATTTTATTTTCAGCTACTAAAGGCATTTCAAAAGAAAGCCTACAAAAGACAATAGATTTTGTGAAGTTTTTGAAGTCGCAAGAGCATAACGATAGCGACTTTTCGGAGTGATAGAATGAATGTAAATATTATAATTGCACCGCTAGAAAGAGGAATAAAAAAATAGTATCTATGTCATCGGCCGACAATTTAAGGGCGATTTTACTCAATACTATTTCATTTCGAGTAAAATCGCTTTCACCATTTAATTTTCTAGATAAGGTAGAAACATTTATTCCTAATACCTTAGAAAATTGTTCTAAAGACATATCATTTTTGGCGATATGATATTTAAGTAAATTTTTATTCATATTAATCACCTCCTTTTTTGCATATACGCAAATTGCATTTTAATTTTATACGCATTTACGCAAATTGTCAATCGTAAATGCAAAAAAAATAAAATTTTTCATCAAAAATATTGCATTTACGCAAAGATATGTATATAATAAGTTTAAAAGGAGGGTGAGCTATGGAAAATGTAATAAAAAAATTAAGGCTTAATAAGGGCTTAACATTGCAAGAAGTCGCTAATTTTGTAGGAGTGAATGTTGCTACTGTATCTCGTTGGGAATCAGGAGAAATTGCTAATATGCGACGAGATAAAATTGCTCTGTTAGCTCAACTGTTTAATGTAAAGCCGTCTTATCTTATGGGACTAACAGAAGAAGATACTCCTTTAACTTTGAATGCTGATGAAAAGAAGGCATTAGAATTTATAAAAGAAACAAATTCTATGCCTATATTAGCTAGGGCTGGCACACTACCTAAACAAGATCAGGAGTTAATACTGAGCCAACTTGAAGCATTAGTAAAAGGATTAGAAAAAAAGGAAGAAAATGATAAGAGCATTTAA